CTGATCGAAGGGAAGAAATATCCGCTCCGGGATGCCACTCTATGATCATTTCGATGAGTCGACCGTACATACCGTCAATCAGGGGTTCGCTGACAGACACCACATCAATTCCCAGTTTCTTCCGGAGCATGGACTTATAGAAGGTGCTCTCATCCTGATTTCTTGCGAAACGGCTGAATTTCCACAGTACAATGACATCGAAGGGCTTCGGCTTGGTCTTCGCCATTGCAATCATATTCTGGAAGGCATAACGGTTACTGGATTTACGGCCGGAGCGTCCTTCCTCTTCCACGAAGATAAATTCAGACGGCAACAGGATGTTATGCTGCAGACAGTACCGTTTGATCTCTTCCAGCTGGGACTCCGGAGAATACTCCAGTTGATCATCCGTGCTGACACGAATATAAGCGGCACCGGTGCGGATCTGCTCCGTGACTTCCGAAGATTTTCGCATCACTTTCTTAGACATTGCACATTCCTCCTAAGTAAATGTACGGAAAAATGGGCATAAAAATGCCCGGACATATGTTTGCATTGCAATCTGTCCGGGAAAATGATAAAATTCACTTGTTCAGGATGATTTTTATCGGTTATCCCGGTAAGATCGGATCAGCTCCGGTGTTGGCGCACTGGGGCTGATTTTATTATTATTAATTATCTGGTGGGGCATCAACGGGAATAGTTTCCCACATTTCCCTCAATTCTTCTGGAGCATCAACTATAAACATACCGGGTATTCCGCTTTGCTTTCGCGTTTTAATAGGATACTCCTTGCCTTCGATAAGAATACAATCATCAGATTCGGTAAAAATATTCAGGTTAAGAACTTCACCTAAAAAATCCAAGTCTCTCTCATAAAGATCTAAATGACGATTTAATTCGGAAGTAAGTGCTCTGTCTATAATATCTCTGGGCTCTTTATAGGGGAATATGTCTAAAAGGTTTAATAATAGACACAAGCCATGCCAGGAATACAAATCGCTCAGAGAACTATCCAAAGGAATAACAGAGGAAATATCATCTAAGCGTACTTCAGCATTAGGTGTGTAGTTATATACACGTCCGCCATGAGCAGCAAGATTGCGATACTCGAGGCAAATTGAGAGAGTGTCGAAAAGAAGCGTTTTTACATCCTTATTGGCACATAGTTCATCGGAACAATTATAAAGCAATTTAACGAAGTATTTTTTTTGAGGTTCCTTAAAAAGCCTTACAAAATTCACCACGGTACTGAAGTAAGATCCCTTAAATAATATCCAAGGAGGGACGATCCCATAAGTTTCTCGATAGTATTTAATAGGATTTTTATCTGATAAAAGATCCTTCTGAAGTTTTTCTAGAGTACCTTTTAAGCCAAAACGTTCTTGGGAGCGTCGTCGGTCTCTAAAATTTTTCCAAGCAAGATAATTATTTTGATCGGTTCCAAATGACTGCGATAATACTTCTGCAGCGGCTGCCTTTATATGCTCTTCCAAAGCTAGCATGGATGACATAATAGCATTTCGGAGCGTGTGGTCAAAAGTAAACAGAGAAAAAATCTGCTTGAAAGAGGTTCCTGGTATAAAAACCTTTTTACCATCAGAGTCCTTTTGATAAGGAGCTTTATAACTGTTTATGATGTTATAATATCCAAATTGTTTCAATTGTTCCGAAGCAAAATCGACATCATCAATAATAAGGTCTTTTGAACGAAGAAGTTCAATTTGTTCAGAAATAGTACTATACTCAATCTTTTTATCCATAAGTAATCTCCAAAACAAAAAAAGCCAAGGGAAACCCAAGGCTTTTTCTGTGACCGGACACCAGTCATTCACTAATTAGTGACATTATACTATTATGCTCAAGCCTTGTCAAGTTATTCCTAAAATTTATATTTTTTGAAAAATTGCACCGGTGCAACTACAGCATGGATACATAAGTTTTCAATTTGCTTCGCATAAGTACATTATATTTTTCATAATCAAATATAATTTCTGTAAGCATTTCATGTATCATCTGTTTGAAGACATTTATATCCAGAAAACTGGGTGGCTGACCTGGTTGTTTATAGATATTATCAACCAGTACAGGATTGTAATAATCCTTTAACTTAACTATTTCAGTAGCTTCATGTGCTGAAAGTATAACAGCATAAGATAGCGAATCATCGGATGAATAATAAATACCTGGTTGGTATAGCATTACTTCACGGATACAACAGGTGTTTAAATATAGATATTGCAAATAATATTTAATTGCTATATCGTATCGTCCTTCAGAAAAAGTAATGTTGTATAAAGATAGATAATCTTGGCTTAATCCATAGTAATTGAATGAAGCAGTTTTTTTGTATGTTCTTTCACATAGGATAGTATAAGCGGTATCGTTAAAGGTACGTTTTTTGTTTCCACAAAATCTGCTTTTATTATAATCAGACAATGAGATATTATATTTCCAGTGCAGATGCAGGTCAACATAATCGTAATTGTCTTCCATAAAAGCAATACCTTTATCTGAAAGTGTATATAGGCCTGATTGAATAGCGAGTTCATTTAAATCATTTTGATTAAGGGACGAGTATATTCTATTAACAAGTTCGGCCTTTTTGCCTTTTTTTGAACAACCAATACTGTCTGCAAGTATTTTTAAATCTGCAACGGTATAAGAAAATAATACGGACTGTGCGGATGCCGGGGCAATATAGCCTTTCTGTAGCAATACCGATTGTAATTTCAATGGATTACTTATATGACACTCTGTTTCATAATAATATGGAAAACTTTCAAATAGAGGACGAGCTTTATCGTATCCCCACAGAATTAAAGCCTTTCCGTAAAGTAAATACTCTTCATTGGATGTTTTTTTGTTAGAAAAATCATTGGAGTATTTTTGTGGATGCTGCGTCCAGAAAGTAAATATTAATTCATATAAGCTAGGAGAATAGGTATCGGCATCAACATCAGGACTTTTTCTCTGTTTATTCCAATTATCCATATTTAGAGCATCTAAAAGCTTTTTTACAAAAGTCATAATAATTCCTTCTTAAATGTGTGCATTCAACTCGATCATATCTGCGGAGAACTTCTTGTCATAATCTCCGTTGACGATATGTGCATACTCATGAAGGTAAGATTTCCGATTCTGCTCAAAGGACAGGGCATCATTCAGAACGATGGTAAAGCTCATATCGGGATTTGCCACCACATATGCCTTAATGCTGCCTGGCAATGTTGCCAGTACCGAATGGATATCCATGTCAGCCACCTCCTCTGAATATGTACGAGCCACAGTCATCCGTGCTGATTGCTCATCCTGTCGATCATCTCTTTTACAAACTGGATGTCCTCCGGCTTCACCTTCCTAGAAGCATCGAAGAGAACCTTGTATTCAGGATTCTCGAAGAGGAACTGCGCCATGTCACGTGCTTCGGGATTAAGATAATAGCTATCCGGAATAATTTCAGTAGATTCCTTTTTTCCAATAAGGTAATTCATGTCGACATTGAATAAATCAGCAATATCTTCTAAGGTTTCAAAACTGGGCTCACGTTCGCCGTTTTCATACATTCCGATTGTACTTCTTGACAAGCCAAGTTTTTCAGCCATTTGTTGTTGAGTTAATCCGCTTTTTATTCGTAATGATTTAAATACATTTGGAAAATCACCCATGAGATGTCTCCTTTCAACTTTGTAAAATAACAATACCACACAGCGTGGAAAAAATAAATAGCAAAATTCCACAAAAAGTGGTTGACACAAAATGTGACGAGTGATATATTCAAAGTGTTCCACAAAACGTGACAAAGGAGGCTATAGGGTGAACGCAAAAGAAATAGGGAAAAGGTTGATAGACCTACGCGGATCAAAAACGCAAGAACAAGTTGCAAAAGCTGTTGGAATCAGTGTATCAGCATTATCGATGTACGAATGTGGAGATAGAATTCCGAGAGATTACATCAAAATTGCACTGGCAAAGTATTATAACAAGAGCGTACAGGAAATTTTTTTTAACCCTTAAACTCCACAAAAAGTGACATTTCAATCAGTAAAGGAGGCAGCAGGCGTGATAAGACCGGATGGGACACAGAGTGCAAAAGTAATACAAGTGATTGAAACAAAATCTAAAAGAGGTCTGGGGACAGAAAAAGACCCAGTACGTGAAGTTGTTCAGTACTGGGATTTCGAAGGAAATTTTCTGGCAGAGATGGATAAAGAACATTGTAAGCCACTCATTGAATATGACGCGAAGGTCGTCAAGGAGTCTATTTGCGTAGGAACTGTTCCGCATCCATAAAGGCAAGTTCTGAGTCGATGAAAGTTACCATTGCTGTGATAAAGGATTTTAGGTCATCAGTAGTATAACTCTCATGTTTCCTGGTGTAATGTGTTTCATCATTACCAATCCAGGCAGAAGCTTTTGCCAATGCCTTAATTCGTTTGTTATCAATATAGTCATTGATACATGGAGAGAGTTGTTTTGTTTTAATTGTTTCTTCGGACTCTGGGGACATAAGAATTGCAAAGTCTTTGACTAAGAATTCAAGAGCTTTGCGATACCCCATGCCACATATTTCTGAAAGACCCCATTGTTCTGCTTTTTCGGCCTGATTATATATTTCTACAAACTTAGGAGAAAGAGAGGAAATTCTATCAGAAAAATAGGAAACTTCTTCTCCATCAGGAACCAGACGTATTTGTGATAAACGATTAGTGGTTCCGGCAGATGGATAGGGGCATTGATAAACTCCCATAAAACAGGCCTCACAACTGTGACAAAAAAACAAAATAAAGACATAACAGTTGAGACTTTCTCGCTGAATATAGAACGATGTCAGAACTTGTGCATCTGTAGCTGTATCGCAGATAGGGCAAACTCCTGGAGTAGGGTATTCGAACCTGTATCCTGGTTCATTGGAGACAATATTTACCGGATTTATTTTTTTATACATTCATAACTCCACCTTTCAAATTAATTTTATCACAAGAACGGGGAGCTGCCAATGAACTATTTAAGAAGGGAGGAATAAGCAATGAGCAAAGTAGACGAACTGATCGATGCACTGGCTGAGCACATCAAAAAGCGTATCGATGAAGGTACCGACATGGAGAATGAGATTACCGAAAAGACAAAGGCTCTCGCAGAGCTGGTGTCCGCAAGAGCTTCGTCGCTTCACTGATTGTCACTATCATCTTTATCAATAGTGTCAATGATTGTTCTGAAAAAAGTGGTTACTTCCTTTGCAGTATCAGCAGAATCTGCATACTGGTTGATTAACCCGTTTTGAATAGCTAATTCAGTAAAGCTTTTGGCAAGTGTGTACTTGGAAGTCTCATTCAAATGCATGTTAAAATCTCCTTTCCATTTTACTCGGCTGCTGCAACAGCCTGTAAGTACAGTATAGGAAAAGGAGAAAGTGGATTCAATATGGTAGGCATTTCGATTTATCGAAAGAATCATTTCGGAGAATCGAAGTGCAGTAGGAAGGAGATGACAGGAATGGAGAAAATCGACAAATTATATGCTCTCTTAGAGCGTAACGACATTGATGAGAACACCAAGGTAGCGCTGCGGTGGGCAATCTTTGAGTTGGAGAATGCAACTTAGACAACCATAGCACCATAAGCTGTAGAAAAGCAGTCAGGAGGTACATATGCGGATTGTAAATTTAATCCACATCGGGGACCAGGTATTGTCATTGGATGACATGGATCCCATGAAAAAGGCAGAGATTGCCTTACGGCTGAATGAACAGAGTCTGAAGACCCTGGGATATGCAGTCAAGAAAAAAGAAGAATCAGCGTAACCACAGGTATCCGTGCCCTGTACGTGGTGTATCTGACAGCACCACAAGCCCCCCAATATTATCAGCGAGTGGTGTCCAGTGTGGTAACTGGGCATCACGTAGAGGGTGCGGACAAGCATTCATTCTTAGGAAGGAGGGAGAACGTGAGAAAGGTATTTAACCTGCCGAATCTGCTCGGAGTAGTGGCATTCATCGCAGTGTTTATTCTGCCGGCAGGATTCTTTGAAGCAGGAATGTACATATCCGCACTGACATGTGCCGGAGTTGGATGTGCTTGTGCATATCTGTCTATGAAAGAAGATGGACAAATAAAATAGGATTCCCCACCGACCAAAGCAAGGAATCCTAAAAACAACACTGTCAATGCTATTTATGTGCCTTATTATACGGCACGGAAAGGAAAAATGCAATGAAAAAAACAACACTGATGTATGAATGTGACAAGGAGACTCACAACAGCACGATTAAGGCTGAAGGGGATTTATTAGAGATTATAGCTGGAGCCGGAGCAATCTTAAAGGAAGTTTCCAAGGCTGCTGGTAAAACATTAGGTGAGGAGCCGGCTGATATGGCAATCAGAATTTGCAATACCGTAGTTAATATGCTTGGAGAAGAGAAGGAAGGATAAGGCAATGTATCAGTATAGATGCTATGGCTGCGGCGGGATGTGTGATGCCGGGGAACTGGAGAATGGTGTCTGTTATGACTGTCGCCAGGAAGATCTCCGAAGGGTGGAAGCCCGAAGCCTTCAGAAAAGAAAGGAACTCAATCAGCTGATTCGGTCTAAATATGCGGAACAGACTGACGGGCAGATGGTGATGGTACATGGGTGATGTGATGGAGCAGGAACTGGTGGAGCTTGGTCTCCACCGGGAAGATCTATATAAGAGACAGCGCGAAGCGTATGAAAGTGAGGAAAGAAACGATGGAGAATTACGAAGTACAGGTACAACAGCAAGCAGGAAAGATTACCTGTGATTTTGAAGCAGGAAAGGCTTATCTGAATGAAAGACTGGAAGAATACCGAAATGTGGTATTTACCGAAGATAGCAAGAAAGAAGCAAAGGCAACGGTGGCCAGTCTCCGGAAGGAAAAGAAAGCCTTTACAGATCGTGTGAAAGAGGTCCGTGATGAATATATGAAGCCTCTGGAAGAGTTTGCGGCCAAGGCAAAGGAACTGGCGGACATGTACGATCAGCCTATCAATTTTATCAACGGACAGATAACTGCATTTGAGCAGCGCCGCATTGAAGAGAAAAAAGAGAAGATCAAAGATTTATATCTGGAATGCCTGGGTGATATGCAGGCAGAGCTGCCGCTGAACAAGATCTATAACAGCAAGTGGGAGAATGCGACCACGAATCCGACGCAGATCCGCAGGGAGATGATGGAGCGCAAGGAAACTGTAAAACAGGGGCTGGATGCCATCCGACAGATGCACTCGGATGCAGAAGAGAAAGCCGTTGTCATGTTTTTGGAATCCTATGATTTGACAAAGTCTATTCTCTACATCAACCAGTATGAACAGCAGCAGAAAGAAATCCTTGCCAGAGAGCAGGAACGCATCCGTCGCGAAGAAGAGGAACGCATCCGCCGGGAGGAGCGTGCGAAACTGGAATCAGAACAGCGGGAGCGTGAGGCGCTAGCCAGAGCAGAAAGGGAGAAACAGGAGGCTCTTGCGGCGGCAGAAGCGGAAAAGCTGGCTGCGGTAGAACAGGCAAAGGAAGAGGCTGCGCAGGAAGTAATCGATAGCATGATCCCGCAGGATCTGGAAGGTTCGAGCAATCTGTATGAGTACCGCATGGCACTGACAGCGGAGGCAAAAGAGAAACTGGAGATGTATCTGACGAGCGTTGGTATTGATTGGGAGCTGATTTGATGGACGATAATCTGAAAATCTATAATGCGGTGAAGAAAGTGCCGGACGAAGCCAAGAGTGCCATCAACGGCGGCAGGTTGAAAGGAAAAACAGAAATCAATCCGCTGTGGCGGATCAAGGTACTCACGGAGCAGTTCGGCCCCTGTGGAATTGGATGGTATTACGAGGTTACTAAACAGTGGCTGGAGCCGTCCGGTACGGAGGTGGCTGCCTTTGTGAATATCCTGCTTTTCATAAAAGTCGGGGATGAATGGTCAAAGCCCATCCACGGTGTGGGCGGAGCAATGTTTGTCAAGCAGCAGAAAGATGGTACTGCTTATGTTGAGGATGAGTGTTATAAGATGGCTACCACCGATGCAATCTCGGTTGCATGCAAGCAGTTGGGAATCGGTGCTGACGTGTACTGGGATGCTGATAAGACCAAATATACAGATCCTACGCAACAGCCGGATGGTAAGACGGAGGCGGACAAGAAAAGGTTGGCACCGGTAGAGGCTGAGCTGAAAAGGATAGGATATTCGGCCGTATCTATTTGCAAGACCTATAAAGTTGAGAATGTGTATAAACTGTCAGATCTGCAGATTAAAGACTTCCTGCAGAAGGCTAAGAATATGCCAACTAAGGAGGCTGGCTGATGGAATTTACCGGGAAAGTGGCTGGAATCACAATGGATTTTGCTACGGGAAAATATAATATTGCATTCCAGGCTGACTCTATCGACGAAGTGTCCCGCCAGTATGACAGCATTAAAGATTTGGACAAGCTTGTGATTACCGCAAAAAAGTGGCGCAAGAAGAGGTCCCTGGATGCAAATGCGTATGCCTGGGTGCTCATGAGCAAGATTGCGGATGCACAAGAGTATCCGACCACAAAAGAAGAAATCTACGAGAAGATGCTGAAAGATTATGGTGTGCTGGAAGAGGTGGATGGTGTACCCATCACGATTACGGTAAAAGCCTGTGTTGATATGAGCCGGATAACCGGACACTGGATGCTGATCAAGAGCAACGGTACATTTTAATGCCTATGCAATGATCAAGGGATCCAGTGAGTATGACACGAAGGAAATGAGCCGCTTTATTGACGGGATCGTAGCAGAAGCCAAAGAACTGGGAATTGAGACACTTCCTCCGGCAGAACTTGAAACGATGATGAAAGCGTGGAAACCATGAAGAAATGTTGGAGCGTACTTACGGATGATATGTCATCCTGCTATATCACTCACTTGGGAGTTGTCCATATCCATCATGTATTTAATGGCAGCCGAAAGGCCGCCAGCGAGGAAAGAGGATTCCTGGTGCCGCTGCACCCCACACTGCATACGTGGGGGCCGGACAGTGTCCATATGAAACCGAATCAGGGACTTGATCTGCGATTGAAACAGGAATGTCAGCGGTACTACGAGGAACATTACGGCTCCCGTGAGGAGTTTATAAAAGAGTTTGGAAGGTCTTACCTATAAGGTTGAAACACCTGCCCTGCGGGGCGAAAGAAACCGTTCATGTGGTGGTGTCTCACAAACAGCCATTATTAGTGTCAGGGCAGACGGCAATCCGCCCGGGAGGTGGTCAATATACTGATTGAAAATTATATCCCGTTTGGCTATGCGAACCGGATATCACGGCAGAAGCTGGTGGCAGATACAAATATGAGTGACCGGAAAATCCGCCAGGAACTTGAAGATGCTCTTCTGATCCGCGGTACTCTGATTATTAACATAGATAATGGATACTTCCGGCCGGACGGCAGTCTGGCGGACAGGCAGAAAGTCAAGGCATATCTGTTCAGGGAGCAGGCAAGGACCAGTAGCTGTAGCAAGCGTTGTAAAGCTATACGGCGGTGCCTGGCACCGAAAGCAGATAATACCGGTCAGATGTCGTTGAAAGATTTCGGAATAGGGTAGGTGGTCTGCGTGGAGTACATAAAACTGAACCGGAAGATCATGGAATGGGAGTGGTACGGAAATATAAATACTTGCCGGTTATTTATCCATATGCTTCTCAGGGCAAATTGGAAAGATGGAAGATTTGAAGGCAAGGTGATTCCCCGCGGATCCTTCGTCTCATCACTTCCAAAGTTGGCAGATGAGACATCCATGACGATCCGGGAGGTAAGAACCGCAATTTCGCATCTAAAATTGACAGGCGAAGTGACATGCAAAACATATCCGAAATATACCGTATTTACGGTAAAAAACTACTGTGAGTATCAGTCGAGTGACATACAAAATGACAGCCAAACGACAGGCAATCGACACTCTAATGACATTCTAACGACAACAATAGAAGAAAAGAAAGAAGGAAAGAATAATAAAAAAGAAGATACTAACGTATCTAAGAAAAAATTTGAGCCTCCGACCGTTGATGATGTACGTGCCTACTGCCAGGAGCGGAACAATAGCGTTGATCCACAGACCTTTGTTGATTTCTACTCGTCAAAGGGTTGGATGGTTGGGAAAAACCACATGAAGGACTGGAAAGCAGCAGTGAGGACCTGGGAGAAATCCAGTAGGCAAAGCAGAGAGGCACCAGCGCAGAAGAAGTACGATGCCAACAAAGGTATGATGACATCGAACTACGGAGATATGTCTGAGTTTGAAAAATCTATGTTGGCAAATTGAAGGGAGAACGATGAGCAATCAAAATTATCGAAAGGCAATGGCCATTGAAGCCAAGAACAAGAAACGAATATTGGATGTTAATCCCAACGTTGATGATGGCAGTGGGATATACGTTCTGACCCGGACAGACGAGGATGGAATCCGGTATGCGTACATAGGACAGGCTAAACACCTGTTGACGAGACTGGCACAGCACCTCTCCGGGTACCAACATATAGATTTATCAATAAAAAGTCATGGTTTACTTTCTGTTGATGAAAATATTTATGGATGGAACATAGGATTTTTTCATTATGAAGTAGATGACTTGGATTATTGGGAAAAATATTGGATTAAAAAGTATGCACAGTATGGTTACCAGCTCAGGAACAAAACAGCCGGCGGACAGGGCGAGGGCAAGAAGCAGATTGACGAGTACCGCCCCGCCAAAGGCTATAGGGATGGCATAGAGCAGGGTAAAAGGATGTTGGCGAGGGAATTACTATCTATCGCAGAAAAACACCTTAAAATCGATCTGAGAGAGGATAAGAGGGGGAATAAGATTTCTCAGAAGCAATATGATAAATTCATGGCACTAATCCATGCGGAGTGCAATGATGAAAGCGTACATGATAGTGACGAATGATGAATTTGAACTGCCGGTGAAGGTGGATATCTTCGGGGCAAAAGCCGCGGCTGATTACCTAGGGATCTCGGAACAGACATTTCGGACCTGCCTGCATAGGGATTCATGGTGTCGGAAAACGCATAGGTATAAGGCTGTGGTTGATGAAGATGCCACGATAAGGCTCCGGGCAGAGCGCAAGGAAGAAATGGATGCACATTGGAAATATAAGCGTGCATTTGACCCTGCATACCGCGAGAGAAGACATAAATACGACAGAGAAAGGTGGATAAAGAAACGTGAGCAGAGGATTTCACAGTGATGATGAATTACGGGAGATGGAAGAGCATCCGGGAGAGATGTCAAGGCATATCGGACGGACAAAACCATATGACTGCAGTTACCCTGTGATTGCGGAGAGACCGAGGATCCCGGAAAGGAGCAAGGAAGATGGCGATTAAACCGATTTTATTCAACACAGAAATGGTTCGGGCAATTCTGGACGGACGGAAGACTTGCACCCGTAGAACATTAAAACATCCATTTATCGTGCATCCTAACGGCTACATAACGAAACCAAGAGGAAATGAAAACCTCTGCCCGTATGATTCACCGTATCAGCGGGGTGATATCCTGTATGTACGGGAAACATGGAAAAATGCGCCGAACGGATATTATTACTACGAAAATTGGCAGAGAGATGATATAGCCGATGTTACGAAGTGGAAACCATCCATCCACATGCCGAAAGAAGCCGCACGGATCTGGCTTAAGGTTACGAATGTGAGAGTAGAGCGGTTGCAGGATATTACTGCTGATAGTATTCGCAATGAGGGACTTTCTTCCTTAGCCGTCCATTGTGGAGATATGGAGATTGCATTAAAAGAATGGGAAAATCTCTGGAACAGTACTATCAAGAAATCCGATCTTGACCGATACGGCTGGGATGCTAATCCGTGGGTGTGGGTTATCGAATTTGAGCGGTGCGAAAAACCGAAAGGAGTGTGATGCAGATGGAACCCATTGATTACACCGCCCTGTACGAGCAGAATGAGGACTTTAAGCGCTATGTTAACCGATATTGCACCAAGCATCGTGTCAGCGTGGATGAAGCATTACAGCACTATCTGGTGCATATGGCAGGGAGACAGTACAAGGAGCAGGCAGAAAATATTAAAAAAATATAAAATATATGATTTTCTGCTCTAAATTTTCTTTTTTTGTTTTTTTTCTAACATATTAATTATGAAGATAGTAGCTACCTGTCTTGAATTATATGAAAGGAGAAAAGGCCATGAAAAAGAAAATATTAGACATTATTGGTTTTGTTGGAAGTGTTTCAAGTATCTTATCCCTGATTATTTATTTCGTCAACAGATAATATGAAGAAAGGAGTGAGAGGTTTGCTGGCCAGCGATAAAGAGCTCTTTACTCCAAGAAGAAAGTGGAATCCGTACAGGAAAGAATGGAACGGCTGGGAACGAAGCAGAAGATTGCAACCTTCATGCAGAAAGAGAAGCAGCCGTATGAATTTAAGAGAAAGTATGCGCAGATCCGCGCGGAAGAGTTTCGGCGGGAATGCGATAAGCGGGGGTTGAACTGCCATGTATCGGTAGGAGGACTGGATAGCATCATCCTTTACATATTCCTAAAAAAGGTATGCAACATTGATGTTCCGGGAGTATCGGCATCCTATCTGGAAGATAAAAGCATTCAGAGGGTACATCGGGCAATCGGGATCATAAATGTGCCACCGCTGAAACGAGAGGACGGGACCTACTGGAGTAAGCCAAAGGTGATCCAGGAGTTCGGTTTTCCAGTCATATCCAAGGAGATTGCCGGGAAAATTGAGTTGCTGCAGAATCCATCTGAGAAGAATAAGACGGTACGCCACGCAATTATTACCGGAGAGACTGGGGAATATGGTGGTTGGCAGAAAGATTCCAAAATGAAGCTTAATCATCGATGGCTGAAGCTGTTCGGTGGGTATGAGAACGAAAACGAGGGATGTGATTATCAGAAGCCTGATTTCTTGGTATCTTCCAAGTGCTGTTATTACCTCAAAGAAAAGAACTGTGATGACTGGGGAAAAGAGCATAACAGTGTACCGTATTTAGGGTTGATGGCATCCGAGGGCGGCAGACGTGCCAAGAGCCTGCGGATGAACGGCTGCAACTACTTCGGAGCATCCACAATCAGATCAGCGCCGTTTGCTATTTTCCACCGGCAGGATATTCTGTCCCTGGCACTTGAGATGGACGAGAAGTGGCGGAATGGATGGAAAGATGAATTCCATGAGCAGTTATTACGTGAGGGCAGGATTACAGAGAATTTTGTTATGCCGGATTCTCTGATCCCGGAGATCTATGGGACTATTGAAAAGAAACCGGACGGAACTCTGTATACCACCAAAGCACAGAGAACCGGTTGCAGCATGTGTGGATTTGGAATCCACATGGAAAAGAGACCACACAGGTTCGATCTGCTATATGAAAGCAATCCCAAGGAATGGGATTATCTGATGTTCCATATGTGTAAGGATGCAGACGGCAATGACTATGGATGGGCAAAAGTACTGGAGTATATTGGTGTTGGATGGGATCCGACCACGATTGGCGGAAACTGTAAAGGACAGATGAGCCTGGAAGATTTTATAAGGTAGCGGGTTTGAGGGGATTTGAACCCCTCGGCGTCCAAATATTACTTACACCCATGCCCCTGAATCAGTGGTTGTGTGCCAAACCCACGCTCGCCAGCACCCGCCGAAACTTTTTGTAATTCAGATAATATTGTCATAAGTGTACCTCCAGAAAAGATGAATCTAAAATTTAGGTTACCTTTTAGGCTGTGCGACCACATGACAGAGCAACAGGATAAAAATAATGTAAGTAATGTAGCGTATGGCTTATTAATACGGAAATATATTAGCACTTTAGCATCAAAAAATCAAGAAAGGAGCCGAACCTCCGGCCGGGGTGACGATATATCGGGTTCCTTTGAAAAATGACAAACAAAGAATTAAAAGAATACCTGAATACATTCCCGGATGATGCACCGGTAAGTTTTATCCTTGCTAATCCGAGAAAAAGAAAATTATATGAGAACGTCAACACTTTCGGAGTAACAGATCAGGGGCAACCGGTATTTTGCATAGAAGTCGGAGAAGAAAAAGCTATGGATGCAGAAATGGTGACAGCTTGTGAAAAGGACGAAGAGCCTGTAGATGAGTCAAATGAAATCACTTTTAAAAAACTAAAATAATTTGCTTAGGAAGCTCCTTGCTCTACCTGCTGAGCTACGCTGCTTGTTCCAAGATTAGCTAAAAAATTAAGTATTGAACTGATTAACATAGGCACCAGACCTTTCTTGTCGCTATAGAATTCATAAGCGACATAAAGCAGAATTGACAGTGACGTTCCTGTTAACACACAGCAGAGATCGGATTTGAACCGATGACCAAGGAGACACCTAAACAAATTATTTACTAAATAGTACTACAGTCAAATAAAAAAATCAAGGAGAGAGCCGATGACTCTTACCAGAGTCTATAGTGAAAAGCACAAAACGGCAAAATGCATAAAATTAAGATGTCAGACAATTCTTTGAAAAAAATTATTATACAATAGACACAGGGAACAAGCCAACAGTTTTGATTAAAACATGTGGAAAAGATAAGCAATGCAAAGATAAGGAACATTAGCAGATCTCTCATACTGGCAATATGCACAATTGGGGAAAAATAAGAGAATTGTGTCCAAAAGATTGGCTTTACAGAGGTGCTTACAAAGTCTATAGTGTGGGTATCCGAAGAGTAAAAAGATTAAGTGAATAAGGAGAGGAAATGGCAGATGCAGAAAAGAGTAGGGAATAGATGAAGCCCTTACTTATTCAGTAGGGGCTCTGTTATAGATACTAATCGAAAGGAAGTACATCATCTATGCCATCAGGAATGTTCATCCAGTCATTATGATTAATAGGTTTATCATATTTTTTTAAAGTTTTTTCAATCCATAAATCATACATTTCATCATCAATAATAGAGTTGGTGTGTACTTCACGCATTTTTTGCCAATCATTTACGAAATCATACAAATTGCTATCCGTGAAAGATACTTCAGAACTTTTAGAACCATAGCCATCAATGTAGGATCTTAAAGAGAATCCAATTATTCCGGCAGATTCTATTTTGAATAATAACCTTATTACATCACTATATTTTTCTAAACGACCATTGGTGGTTACAATATCACTAAGACCACATAACCAATCAAGTGATACATTACATTGTTGTGCGATTGCCATTAGTGTTTCATAAGGTGGAAAACGATCACCATTTTCATATGCAGATAGAGTGGACTGATTGGTACCTATAAGTTTGGAGAAATCAGCTTGATTCATTTTCATATTATTGCGCAGCTCTCTGATATGCTCTGAAAAGATAGAATTCATTACATACACCTCACTTTCAATTTAATTATAGCATAAAAACATATAATTACAAATAAAATTTCTAAACAGAAAAAATATCTATTGACAGAATAATGTTTCTGAAATAAAATTTCTGATAGGAGGTGATAGAAATGAAGAGAGTAATAATTGAACTTGATGAAGAGTTCCACAAACAACTGAAAATTTTTTGCTTTACCAACGGAATCACATTAAAGGATTACATTAGTGGATGTGTGAAGAAAGATTTGGAAAGCAGAAAAAAAGAGCAAACACAGTAAGTTTGGCGACCGATGTGCTTGCTCAAAAACAAGAAACCCGTAAACGGAATCTCTATGTTCATAATAAGAGATTCTAGCCTAAAAATCAAGGAGAATTTGGAATTATGAATCAGATTGAAGTATTTAAAAATAACGAGTTTGGAGAAATTCGAACAGTCATAGTAAATGGTGAACCGATGTTTTGCCTTGGTGATATTTGCAAAGCATTGGGGATTAAAAATGTTACAGATGTTGCTAAAAGGCTTGATGAAGATGAACGCACTAGATTAAATCTAGGGCGTGCAGGGGAGACAAACTTTGTTACCGAGTCCGGCTTATATGCAGTTGTCCTCCGTAGTGATAAACCGGCAGCAAAGAAGTTTCGCAAGTGGGTAACTTCCGAAGTCATTCCGTCTATTCGTAAGACAGGTACATATGGGCAAAATCAAATTCCACAAACAACTGATGGCAAAATTGCTCTTTTAGCGCAGGGGCATACGGAACTTAGGGAAGAAATTGAGAGTGTCCGGCAGGAACTTGATGATTTCAAGTTGGACATGCCATTACTGGCAGTGGAGTGTGACCGGATCACTACGGCGGTGCATAAGCGCGGAGTGGATGCACTGGGCGGGAAACAGAGCAATGCGTATAGAGATACATCCATGCGTAGCAAGGTGTATCAGGACATACATAGAGAATTGAAACGCCAGTTCGGAGTCAGTACCTATAAGGCTATAAAGCGTAACCAGTGTGACCAAGCAGTATCTATCATTGATGAATATGAATTACCGTTTGTCCTTACAGAAGAAATAAGGGATTGCAATGCACAGATAAGCATGACAACTATGTGAGCATCTGGAGGGACAGACAATGGTAGAGATAGAAATCATTGAAATGGTGAATACCTTAGAAAAAATGTCAGAGCAAGGATTTCAGAAATTTCTTGAATATGTAAGAGGGGTAAGTAATCCCGATGAAAAGAGATTCCTTGAAGAATTGGTACGGGTTGCACTGGTGCAACGGCAGAAGCAGGCTGCGGCCTGTCAGATATAGGGGGATAACGGTATGTACGAAACACTTAATGCAGAACTGGGAATTGATGCTTGTAACTTATCCGATCTGACAGCGGAGCAGGTAAGCTGCTTTTTGGGCCAGTGGGAAGAAGGAGCCAGTATTGGTACACTAACAGTTTTTAATGATGAGAAGAACATATTGATTTTGAATAAGGATAACGAACTGTATGATACTTATCGAGAACTGGCTGAAACGTACATGGGCGGATCCACAGAACTAAGAAAGCAGTTGTGGGAAAAATGCCCGAATAACATGAAAGAGACTCTTCGAGTTATGGAGAACTGTCTGAAACGTAGGAGGATTAGTAGAGAACTATTTCTAGCAGAGAAAAATACCATTAAAAGTAAATCTTCGTGGTTGGTGTTGGATGCTCTGATCAAGGGCTACGATTCTCCCCGGGCAGTAACGATAGCATTTCGGTATGGGATGATGCAGGGGAAACGCATGGAGAGAGTAAGAAAAAATAGAAAAATGGAAAGCATATAAAATATGCACATTTGAAAATTGGGTATTGAGGTGATATAATTCTTCTATTACAAGATGTAAGGTGGAATTAAGTATGTGGACTACTCAAAATCCGACACATTGTCCCAAATGCATGAGTAAAGACATAATATTGGGAAATAGGGTATATAAAAAGGATGTGTATGGAGAAGACACGGATATTGTCATTCTGGGTACATGGTTTTGTAACGAATGCGGAAATGTTATTGGCAGGAAGATGAGCCAGTATGATAATGATCTTGATGAAGAAAGTTTATGAAAAGAAAGGCAGTTCTCAAAGCTTGACGACTGCCTTTCTTTATACAAAAATGATTATGTAAAAAGGAAAAACAGTGTAATATATGTTGGTGAAACTTGAAGGGGCATGAGATCATTGATTAACATTGAAAGCGGTGATATAATTTTTTAATATTAAGTTAGGGGGGGAATAAGCAATATGACAGGTATGAAAAAACCATATAACAAAGATATGCTACGTTTTATTCAAAAATATGGACCGGTAAGTTTTGATGAGCTCTGTGCAGAATTTGGAAACGGAATTGGACGAATAGTCGAAATGGAAATAGCTAATTTATTAGACAACACATTTATAACAAAGCGCATAGATGGAAAATATGTAGCAACAAATAATATAACTGATGATTAACAAAAGGGGGATTTTTGAAATGTGCAAAAAAGAGGTTTCTTGCTATATGGGAAAAGAAATGACTGAGTGTTGTGAAAACAGGGTTAAGCAAGCCCTTATGCGGAGAACGAGTATAATCATGCTTGTGGTGGCGGTAGTACTCCTAATATTAGCATTAACAATAAAAACGGGTGATAACAGTATATTTGCTGATCAAGTATCATTTGCGAGTACTATAACTTCGATAATATTATCTGTAATTGCAATTTGGATGAGCATATCTGGAGAGCGGCAGACTAATGAAATAAAAGAAAAGGTAGTTATGGCATCGGATAAATTGTCAGAAACCGTGAATGAATCACAAAAGATCATGGATGAGCTAAGAAAAACTTTGAAAGACCAAAATGATTCATATACTAAAATTATCGATGGTATCAAAACGGTAAAGACATCAGTTGGACATATAGAAAATTTATTTGATAATAGTAATGGAATAAAAAGTAATGACTATTTTGAAATGGCTATGAATGGATTAAGCCAATGGCAGTATAGAGAAGCACTAGTAGAGTGCATGATTGCTGTTTTTGAGATTGATGAAGAAATAGATGGAGTAATTTATAATACTTGTAGAGAAATAGGAATAAATGAAGAAACGGAGAACGTAATTGTGGGAATAATGAGTGTTTTTTATCATAATACATTTTTTGATAAAAAAGAGAATGTTGAAAAAGTAAGAAAATACAAGAAAAGTTGATTAAATTATAATTATCAACATACTAACAGAATGATATCTTGAGCCGATGCATAAATAAATCCATGTGTCGGCTTTTTATTATATCAGAGAGATGATGTTAATAAAAATTGCTAAACGGTAAGCTAGGTAATATAGTAATATTGTCAATTTTGTCGATGAAAACTTCATTTTAAAATTGAACATTAGATATATGAAGAGTATAATTCCTTTTGTTACAAAAGAGAGGTGAACTATGAAAAGAGTTATTTCTGCGATTTTAGGGGTTATTTTAATAGGAATAGTTATTTTTTTAGGAATAAAGACGGAAGATGGGAATATTTATATAATTTTATTTGGGCTGTCTTCTGCGTTAGTGGCGCCGGTCGGAATATCTGCGCTGGGATATTCTATACGAAAAGAAGATAAAACATTAAAAAAGTTAGCGATGGTTCCAGAAATTGATAATTTGATAGAGAGAGCAGAAACAGAGCAAGAAAAGATTAAGCGTCTTAAGAGAGAAAAGAATGAATTACTCAATTATATACGAAACGATACAAAGAGAATTGCATTGGTAGAAAGAAAAAAAATATTAGAATCAGATATTAGAAGGCTATGGGAAGAGTATGAAAAGGTTAACAGTGAACTTGCAGAAATAGAAGGGGAAAAGCCTGATATAAGTCAAATGAGTAATGAAATCAGAAAACTATGTAAAGATCATACAGAATTAAATGTTACCGCTTGGGGTGAGAGTTATACAATAAGAGGTATATATGATTTGTATAGTTTGCCGGCAGAAATTATTGCCAATATGATGAATAAAATGATAATATACACTATTGATACAATACAAAATTTGATAAATAATATTATTAACAAATGAGGCTATAAAGTATTAAGAAGATATGTTATAATTTTAATATGAATAAATATTAAGAAGAGCCATAGAGCCGATACGTGGAGAAATCCACGTGCCGGCTCTTTTTATTTTGCCAGAAAGGAGGTAACCTGTGGCAGCAAAGAAGAATCCATTAAGCGATAAAGCATACGAACTATATAAGCAGGGAATGAAACTGGTAGAGATTGCCGATGCCCTGGAGGTGCCTCCTGGAACGGTCAGACGATGGAAAAGCACCCATAATTGGGATGGCGAACGTTCGGCATCAAAAAGCGAACGTTCGGGTAAGAAAAAGCAGGCAGAAAATGCAGCTATTGACGATGGCACAAAGGATACTTTGCAGAACGATGAACTTACTCCGGAACAGCAGATTTTCTGCATCTATTACAGCCGGACATTCAATGCGGCGCAGAGCTACCAGAAGGCATATGGCTGTAGCTATCAAACAGCGATGGTGAATGGCTGCATGCTACTAAGAAAACCTAAGGTTAGGGAAGAAATTGAACGTCTGAAAGAAATTAAGCGCCAACAGATAGTCACCAGCACCGAGGACGTGGTGGAATTGCAGATGCGGATTGCGTTCGCAGATATCGGTAATTATATGTCGTTCGGGCGAGAGAACGTGCAGATTATGGGAGCGTTCGGCCCGGTCAAGGATCCCGACACCAAGCAGTACCTCACCAAAGAGGTGAACGCAGTTAGACTGTCCGATTCTAGTAATGTGGATACGCAGATCATACAAGAGGTGAAGCAGGGAAAGGACGGGGTATCCATAAAGCTGGCGGACAAGCAGAAGGCTTTCGACTGGCTGACCAAGTACTTCCTGATGCACCCGGAGAGCAAGTACCGGGCGGAGTACGAGAAGCGGAGAGCCGAGAAAGAGGGCGGCGAGACTCCCGAGTACGAAGATGACGGCTTTATGGATGCACTGCAGGGTGATGTAGTGGCAACCTTCAAGGAGGATGATGCGGTTGAAACGTAAGGCACTGTTTAAGTTCACGCCATTTAGCCATAAGCAGAAGGTAGTCTTGGAATGGTGGATGCCCGGGAGCCCGTATGTTGATAAAGATGGCATTATCTGTGATGGCTCTATTCGTTCTGGCAAGACCACGGTTATGTCACTGTCGTTCGTCCTGTGGGCAATGGAAACATTTGACGAGCAGAACCTTGCACTTTGTGGTAAGACAATACAGTCACTCCGTCGTAATGTGATCGGACAGTTAAAGCGTATGCTCCTGTCCCGTTGGTATCAGGTTGAGGAGCACCGTTCGGAGAATTATCTGGTTGTCCGGAACGGGGATAAGGAGAATACCTTTTATCTGTTCGGTGGAAAGGATGAGGGATCGCAGGATCTGATCCAGGGTATCACACTGGCCGGAGTATTCTTCGATGAGGTAGCCCTGATGCCGGAGTCGTTTGTCAACCAGGCAACAGGCCGATGCTCTGTGGAAGGTTCTAAATATTGGTTCAACTGCAACCCGGAAGGTCCCGATCATTACATAAAACTGGAATGGATCGACAAGATCACTGAAAAGAATCTAATCCGGGTACATTTCACGATGCGGGACAACCCGAGCCTTGCACAGGAGATTATCGAACGGTATGAGCGTATGTACAAGGGTGTGTTTTATGATCGCTTCATATTAGGGCTGTGGGTGCTGGCATCCGGTATCATCTTCCGATACTTTGCCGATGATGATTCGCCGTATCTGTTTGAGGATGCGGATATCTTTGACGATAAAGGAAAACTGAAGATTCCGTTCTTCAAGATTGTAATGGGTATCGACTTCGGCGGTAACGGCTCTATGACAACATACAACCTTACCGGCTATCAGAACAGGTATCATGATTTCAAGGCACTGGAAGAGGATGGGTTACCGTTGTCAGAAGATATTGACAGCAAAAAGATCTGCGACAAGTTTGTGGAGTTCTACCGTACATGCATTCAAAAGTATGGCAGGGTGGACTGGGTGTTCCCAGACAGCGCCAGCCCTACCATGATCAACAGTCTGCGGAGTGCTGCCAAAGAGGCAGGGCTGCCTTACCAGAACATCAAGGGGTGTCGTAAAAATGAGATATCAGAGCGCCCCAAGACCGTTGATCTGCTGTTTAACAGTGGGCGTCTCAAAATCAATAAGCGCTGTGTGCAGACCAGAAAAGCTATTGCTTCCCTGCGGTGGGATGAGGACCACCCGGATCAGCCGGAAGACAAGAACATAGGAAATGTCAACGACAGGTGGGACAGCTTCTGCTATACGTGGTTGGATTTCGTGGAGTATATAGATCTAAAAAGATAAGGAGAAGAAAATGGAAGGATGCGTAAAGGATTTTTTACAGAAAAAGGGATACACAGTCAATGATAATGCTCTGAGCAAGATTCAGGTATGCGATGACTGGTACAGCAACAGGATTATAGAGGACTTTCATAAACGGAAAACGCTGAATGGGATCCCATACGAACTGAGCCGGTTGAATTTTGGAAAGCGGTGCTGTTCGGACGATGCAAACCTGTGTGAAGTATTAGAGATCAATGCCGGGGACGGTGAACAGGCTGACTATGTTGCAGCAGTACTTGACGGCAGTAAATTTAATACTCAGTACCGTAAGCAGTTGGAAAAGACCTCGGCGGACGGGACAACGGCCTGTTACATCCGTCTGGACAATGTCACCTTTATGGATGATGGCTCAGTGCAGGGCGGCGAAATCAAACTGAATTATGTGGAGGCGGATGCGTTTCTGCCGCTGACTGTAGATAATGACATTGTGACCGAAGCAGCGTTTTCTGGCAGTACTCTCGTCAAAGGAAGGAAGCAGAGCACGCTTGTCTTATTTACCATCGAAAATGGACTGTACACCGCAGAGACACATGTGTTTGATGATAAAGGCGGTGAGGTAAAGGACAAGGAAACTATTGTGCAGTTGGGTGATGTAAAGCCATTTGCAGTGATGCGAAATGCTGAGGTCAATAATCTGGACGATATGGAAGGCTATGGGCTGCCGAAGTTGTGGGATGCAATCCCGGCACTGAAAGTTGTGGATTTGTGTTATAACGTTCTTTTTTCCGATTTGGACAAGGCAGAAAAAATTATCCTTGTGAATGAACTACTGTGTGAATTTGACGATAATGGCAAGCCTAAAATGACCACAGAGCAGAAAAAGCTCTTTGTACTTGTAGGTGAAAAATTGCCAGATCCACAGGATGAAGCATTGATCCAAGAATATAACCCGGAAATTCGTATTGACCAGATCACCAAGGCATTTGAGTTAGCGTTGTCCCTGTTATCTATGTCATTTGGATATGGCACGAAAAAATATTCTTTTGAGAACGGTCAGATTACTACGGCGACCGAGTACGTGGGTGAGCGTCAGGATCAGATGCAGGAGTTGAACCGGCAGCGACAGGAGGCCATCCGCTACATACAGGATATCTGTAAGGCAGTAATGTGGTTTGCAAATACCTTTCAGGGGAAAGCCTTCAATTTGGAGCAGGAGATTCTTGTAGACTTTGACGACTCCTATATCACAGACAAGGAAGCAGAACTGGAACGCAAACGTAATGATGCGCTCTCTTTCGACATTCCGAAGCTCACGGTTTGGTATCTGATGGACGCATACAGTCTCACGGAAGAGGAGGCAACGAAACTGGTGAAAGAAAAAATTCAGGAAGAAGAGGAACAGCCTACCGGAGAGGATGAAGACTAATGCTGACAAATGAACAGGAAGAGATCATCGGCGAGGCATTGCTTCCTTTGTTTCAGTATTTGGAACACAGTGTGATCGTGGATGTGGCACAACGGATCCTGGCAACAATGGCATATTCCAGGACAGCAGAGATTGAAGCACAGCGCCTTCAGCAGTTAGGGTACAGTCCGGCCAGAATACGGAAAGCGGCAATGAAGCTGCTGCAGTCTAATCAGGAATTTCGGAAAACGGTAGCAAAGAATACGCTGGAGCACAAGAAGACTGTAAAAAAACTACTGCGGGAAATACTGAAGGCCGCAGAGGCAGCAGGCGGGCAGGTAATGCAGGAATCGGCAGACCTGTCCTATCTGGCTGATCTGAGAACATGGAAGCAGGCAGGGAAAGAGATTACAGACAATTCTTATCTGCCGCAGCTGGTGGAAGCTATACGGAAACAAACAAATGAGAATATGAAAAGTCTGGCAGGATCGACAGGCTTTAAAACCATGTCAGGTTTTGAAACGATGGAAAACCTATATCGAAGAGAGTTGGATAAGGCAATGATCAAGGTGTGTACCGGAACATTCAGCCGGGAGCAGGTGATATATGACACGGTCCATAGCCTTGCAGATAGTGGCCTGCGTACCATTGACTTTTCTTCCGGCTACAGTATGCAGCTTGATACGGCAGTGAAGCTGGCAGTACGGACAGGTTCCAGCCAAATTGCAGCTAAAATTATGGATGAGAATATTGCTAGAACGGAAGAAAACCTGGTATATGTATCCAAACACTGGGGAGCACGTAATACCGGTGATGGTCACGCCAACCACGAACAGTGGCAGGGACGGGTATATTACATCAAAGAGGGGGAGGACTACAGTTCTGAGGCAAGACGGATAGGGCAGGATTATATAACAGATCTGTGGAGGGCAACGGGATATAGTGCGGATGGGATTCATGAGAACGATCCTTTAGGCCTGCACGGGTATAACTGCAGACATAAGCATTATGTATGGTTCATCGGCAGCAGTCTTCCGGATGAGGACCCGCAGCCGGATCCCGTCACGATAGATGGAAAAACTTACGATTACTACCAGATTACACAGAAAATGCGGACATTGGAAAGAAAAATCCGGGCATTAAAGCGTGAGCGTGAAGCAATGGCAGCGCTGGGGCAGGATACCAAGGAAATCTCCGGGAAAATTAAGCAAAGGATCAAGAATTATCAGGACTTCTGCAAGGATGCAAAAATAAAGCCGGATATTAACAGATTGCGATATGAGTGTAAGACATCAGATCTGACAAAAACGAAGGCCTGGGAAAAATATAATAATATAACAGAATCGGAAAAGGCTGATGCTTACAGAGTAGATAGCAATGTCGTGGATATGGAATATATTGATTCTGCAGAGTATCGTAAAAAATTTGATTCTTTTTCCGATAATTCAGAGCTTAATAATCAGATATATACTGTGGCAAAACAGATTCTTCAGCACAGAAGTGGCACGGATTTTGAGGACATGTATCTGATACATGCGAAGAGTGGAACGATAGAAGGATCACAGACTGAAAGTGCAGATATTTTACAGGTAGATTACAATGAATCATTGAGAAATGCTATAAAAAACAACAAGGAGAAAGAGCTTATAGCAATACATAATCACCCGACTAATATTTTGCCGGATGGAGCAGACTACGTAAGCCTTGGATACAGAAAATACAGGCAAGGTATTATTGCAACACATAACGGGAAGGTGTATACTTATAACGTAGGGGATAAGCCTTTTACATCAGGAGTACTTGACAGAAGGATATATAAATATCATGGAGCACCTCATTATTTGTCAGTGGAGGAAGCACATATAAAAGCATTGGAAACCATGATGGAGGATTATGGAATAGAGTGGAGAGAACTGAAATGAAGGGAAAAGACTTAAAGGATGTTGTAAAAATATATAATGATACTCCGGAAGAAAATGAAAAAAAACTGAAAGAAGAGGAAGAAAAGTCTGCAAAACTAAAAGAATGGGTTTTGGAGTAAAAAAATATTGAAACAAACATAAGTTTGCTTTATAATACATCTTGTGAGACACTTAAGCCAACCAAAAGGAGAAAGTTGGTAATATATGAGTTCTAAGTGGTGCAAATGCCCGAAATGTGGTAATCCGCACTTCTTAAAAGTGTTGCCGAATACGAAGATATGTAATTTCCCGGCATACTGCAAGAAATGTAAAAATGAAATAGTGATCAATGTAGAGCCAAGAGCCGATGTGATCAATTCCAAGTGAATTGATCCTTGGCTCTTTTTTGTTCTACGATGGCGGAATAGAGCAGGGGCAGCTCACCGGGTTCATACCCCGGAGGTCGCAGGTTCGATCCCTGCTTCCGCGTTTATCCCATATCGCAGAAAGTGCGATTCACAAAATATTTTAGGAGGACAATATGAAGAACATTTTTGAAATCATGAAAGAGTATGGACTGGAAGTACCTGAAGATAAGAAAAAGGACTTTGAAAAAGCCGTACTCGAAAACTACAAGACCCAGACCGATTATGACAACCAGACCAAGAAGCTGGACGCAGCGAATGAAACCATCAAAGCTAATGATACTGCAATGAAAGATTTGCAGACCCAGTTAGATGGATTCAAGGATGTGGATGTCACAGGACTCAACAAACGAATCAGTGATCTGGAAGAGGAAAAGAAGAACATTCAGAAAGATTACGATTCTAAGATTGCGGATCGGGACTTCAGTGATCTTGTAAAGGAAAGTATTGCAGCTGCTAAGGGAAAGAATCCTAAGGCAATCATGGCTCTGCTGGATGTAAATGCGCTGAAAGCATCCAAAAACCAGAAAGAAGACATTGCCGTAGCATTGAAAACTTTAACAGAAGCAGAAGACAGTAAAATGCTCTTCGGAGAGCCGGAGCCGAATCCGGTAGGAACTGGAAATCTGATTGGACAGGTGCATAAAACAACCGGCCAGTCAACAGACACCCTTAAGGATGCGCTTAAGGAGAAATATAAATAAGGAGAATAAAAAATGGCTTTAACATTAGAGGAAGCAAAAGTCGGAATGGCTGACAAAGTAGATCAGAATGTTATTGATGAATTCAGAAGAGCATCCCTCTTGCTTGATATGCTTACATTCGATGATTCTGTATCCCCTGGAACCGGTGGCTCTACGCTTACTTATGGATATATGAGATTAAAAACACCGTCTACAGTGGCTGTGCGTTCCATCAATACTGAGTACGCACCTAACGAGGCAAAGAGAGAGGAAGCAACCGCGAAGGTTATTATCCTCGGTGGTTCCTTTGAGGTAGACCGTGTTATTGCAGAGACCGGAGGCGCTATTGATGAAATCGACTTCCAGATCAAGGAAAAAACCAAAGCAGGAGCAAATTATTTCCATAATCTCGTAATCAATGGAACATCTGCTGCATCTGGTACAGGATATGTTACTGAAACCTTTGACGGTCTCAAAAAAATCTTATCCGGTTCTGACACAGAATACACATCTGCGGTTGACATCTCTACCAGTGCATTGATGGACAGCAACTACAATGCTTATCTGGATGAACTGGATGGGTTCATCAGTAAGTTGGCAGAAAAACCGGATATTCTGCTGATGAACAATGAATTACTGACAAAGACAAGAGCAGCAGCAAGACGCGCGGGATTCTATGAAAGAAGCGTGGACGGTTTCGGCAGAACCGTGGAGAAATATAACGGCATTCCTATGATGGATGTTGGACAGTATTATAATGGCACCAAGACTGTTGATGTGATCGAGACAACTACCCCATCTGCTACAGCATACGGTGAAACAGCGATTTATGCGGTAAAACTGGGACTCAATGCATTTCACGGAATTTCTGTTGACGGCAGTAAGATGGTACATACCTATCTTCCTGATCTGAATGCACCTGGTGCAGTAAAGAAGGGTGAAGTCGAAATGCTTGCGGGTGCTGTTTTAAAGAATAGTAAGATGGCAGGTGTTCTTAAGGGAATTAAGGTAAAACCTAAGACAGCAGGCTAAGAGAAAAGAGGAGGGAGCAGTATGTCTTACATAACGTGGGAGCAATACGGCTCCCTTTATAATAGCATCACGGATGAGAAGGAATTTAACCGATTATCCAAACGGGCAGAGATCAAGCTGAATGCAATTACGCATATGCGGGCAAAGAGATTTGAGGAGGCATATGACGAGGATACGGCCACGGACTTTCAACAGCAGGTACATGTGCAGATCCAGGATACATTTTGCCAGCTGCTCAATACTATGGCTGTGCAGGATGCGTCTGGGATGGGAACCGGTATTACATCCGTAAGCAACGACGGGTATTCAGAGTCTTACAAGGTCACAACAGCGCAGGAGAAGGAAGAGCAGCTTACCTCTGTGATACATTCCGGACTATCCGGTACGGGACTGGCAGGTGCGCTATGAGTGTACTTTTTACGGATACCATGACGGTATACAATTTCCACAGAGATCCGGAGACAGACGAGGAATCATGGATCAGATCAGTAGTGAAGGGAGTTCAGTGGCGCCACAACAAAACAGATGTAACATCTTCTGGCGGTGTGCAGACGGAAAGCAAGGTTGAGAGCATCACAGTAGACTTCCAGCGGGGATATGGCAACAAGCCTTACCTGGAACCGCAGAAATTCCGGAAGCTACCGGCAGAAGAGGCAGCAGGGTACTGGACGCTGGATGTACAGACGGATCAGGACAAGTTGGTATTGGGAGAATCGGAAAAAGAAATAGGAGAACACTATCGCCTGACTGACCTGAAAGAGGATTTCCAGTATGCAGTCACCGTCACGGAAGTATCGGATAATCGAGGAAGACCTCGACTGAAGAACATAAAAGTTGTAGGAAGGTAAAGTTGCACCGGTGCAACAGGTGAAGCATGGCAAATCATTCCTTACGATTGACCCGTAATTTTGATCCGGGGGTGTGTATAAAGACACTGGGACTGGAAGAAAAAGGAAGACTGCAACAGATCTGTGCAAATGAAATATTGCGTTTATCAGATCCGTATGTTCCGCTTGATGAGGGAGCACTCAGGGATAGTGGTCATATTGAGGACAATACGGATGTTGTGTGGAATGCACCATACGCTCATTACATGTGGGAAGGCATTGTTTATGAGGATCCTGATCTGCATTGTGCAGGATTCCAGACGGAGAATGGATGGAGATCCAGAAAAAATGTGCAAAAGATTCCAACAACACGAAGCCTGGAATATGGTAACGGCACGCTGCGAGGAGCTCACTGGGCGGACCGTATGCTGCAGAACGGTGGACTGGAAAAGATAGAGAAGAAACTGCAGGAGGAATTACAGAAATGACGGTATCGCAATCCATTATCAAATGGCTGAAAGAATTCTCTCCGGAGAGTATGAAACATATCGATACGGACCGGATGCGTGGCAATGTCAATTTTGCGTTAGTCAAAGAACCTATGACTAATGTGAGAAAATACATCAGCGGAGACGAAATCCACAAGGACTACTATCAATTCGTGGTGAGATTGGATACTCAGACGGATAAAAGCTGCATCGAAAACGGCAGTTGGATGGAGCAGTTAACGGACTGGATCGAGGATAGGAACCGTAACAGAAACTTTCCGGATATCCAGGGTGGAACCGTCAAGACAGTAGGAGTGTCAAGCCCGTTTTTTATGGGAGAGAATGGGCAGAACGAAGCATTGTATCAAATGACGATTTTTATCGAATATAAGAAAGGAACTCAGGTAAAATGAGAGAAGATTTAAGGCATTACATTGATACCACTATGGGAGCAGAAGAACCGAAGTATGCGTTGCTTGGCAATGGTGTAGAATCCCTCACAGAGGAGATGAACCCGGAGGAGGATACGAAGCACTATATTAATATGGCAAAGGCATCCAATAAGGTAAAGTCCTATCAGAGAGCGTTTAATGTGGACAAGGAAGACTGTGAAGATGATGACGTACAGAAAATGATCGATAAACTGGTGGATGATCTTCCTGTAGGTGCAAAGGCTCACACATCTTTTGTAAGACTGCGTTTGAAAGATGCGGTGCAGGCCGAGGAGGGAACCTATAAAGCAATCAGGGTACCGTGTACAGTATCGGTTACTTCCAATGGTGGAGATGGCGGGGATTATGTCCATAATGTGCTGAGTGTAAAGCAGGCTGGTGATGACATCAAGGGTAAATTTAATATCGAAACCAATACATTCACAGCGGATTCCGCAAAATAATACAGGTGTTAATCAATATTAACATATGTGGTGGGCGCACCTCTCTGTCGTCCATCACATTCAGAGAGGATGGTAATACATGGAAAAAATAAATGCTATTAAGGGTGGCACAGAAGTACAGGTAAATGACAATGGCGATACGATTGTCTGCAATTTTGGAAGTCAGGAATTCTATGCAGATTTCATAGAGCTGATAGATAATCTGGAAAAAGTTAAGAAATATGTAGCTACGGAAGAATTTACGAAAAAACCGGAAATAGAGCAGCTTCGGATCATGATTGGAAAGACTAACGAGATCATGTCTGACATTGACAGAGTGTTCGGAGAAAGGACATGTAAGAAGGTATTTGGGGAGATCACTCCAAGTCCTATTCTGATTACTGATTTCTTTGATCAGATCATCCCGATTGCACAGAGATATGCAAACGGTAGAAATAAGGAACTTTGGGAGAAATACAGCAGAGAAAGAGATGGCGGAAACATAAATCACAATAGGAATCGTCAAAACCGAAGACACCATAAATAGTGGGGGAGTCATATGTTTAATATTATGTTGGATCAGCTTCCGACAGACTGGAAAGGATATCCTATTTCGGCTTCTTTCCGGACGGGAATAAAAATGTCCATGTGCATGTCGGATCCTGATTTATCGGATATGGAGCGATTTTATATTGCATCGTATTTGCTTTTTCCCGAGAAATGCCCGGAACCGCAGGAAGCTGCGAAGGCAATTGAATGGTTTATGACAGAATTTAACCATGACAATTATCAGCAGAAGAAAAACGAAGATATTATCATGGACTGGGATATGGACCAGTGGAGAATATATGCAGCTTTCCGCAACCAGTATCATATAGATCTGCAGAAGGCAGAAATGCACTGGTTCGTTTTTATGGGACTGCTGGGGAACCTCCAGGAGAGCTCCCTGACCCATGTAATGGACATACGACAGAAGAAGATTACCTCAAAAATGTCACAGGAAGAGAAAAACGCATATAGGAGCGCTAAAAAGATATTTGCTATTAAGGCACCAAAGGATGAGAAAATCACACCTGAGGAGCAGGCAAGAATTGATGAATTTATGAAATATGCCAAAATCAATAAGTCGACAAAGAGCCAGTGAGCCAGTTGATACCGGATAGGTGTCGGCAGGCTCTTTTTTGATTAAGGAGGCATCATGGCAAAGTACGATACTGAGATCAGATTACATTCTGATCTGGACAATTCAAAACTGGATAAGGGCGCTGAACACATCGAAAAAAAGCTGGATGAACTGGAGGAGAAAGCCAAGGACACCAGCCTGACACCGGAGGGATGGTCAAAAGAAGACTGGGATAAATTCGAGAAGAATTTTGACAGTATCATGGAGCGGAACAAGAAAAAAGCAGAAGAGGCAGCAGCCGAAATGGCTAAGGCTAGCGCTGCAGTAGGCGAAGCAACGATTCCGCAGGACACCGTAGGGTATCAACAGTATGATTCAGCTGCCATCATGGAACAGATTGAGCAGCAGGCCAGTGCAGCAGATAAGGTCAGCGAAAAGGAAGAAAAGATTGCAGAGAAGATCAGGGAGCAGCAGGCAGCAGAACAACAGCTGATTGATATAAAAAACAATGCTGTGGTAGCTGATCAGAATATGGTTGCCCTGATGCAGGAGCAGGAGCAGATCATAGAACGGATGGCACTGTTGAAAAAGGCTGGAGTCACAGATGGATATCAGGAATATGATGAGCTGTCGGCCAGACTAGCGGAGATCAACAAAGAGGTCCATACAATCCGGAATGGTTTTTCTGAACTGGAATCCAAGGGAAGAAAAGCACTGGATTCCTGCGGAACCAGTGCAAAGAAATCGGGGGGCCTGTTATCTACAATGGCAAGCCGACTGAAGGGAATTCTGCTGAGTTTATTTATATTTAATTGGATATCTAAGGGATTCAATGCAATGGTATCCGCAATGAAAGAAGGCTTCCGGAATCTTGCTCAATATTCCAAGGACTATAATGCACAGATGTCTGCACTGAAAAGTAGCTGTGCCCAGTTTAAGAACAGTCTGGCAGCAGCATTTGAACCTATCGTCAATATGGCTATCCCATATCTGGTAAAGCTCATTAACTGGCTGATCAAGGCAGCGGATGCAATTGCCCAGTTTATGGCAATCCTGCAAGGGAAAAGTACTTATACTCGGGCAAAAAAGCAGAATATTGATTATGCAAAGTCGTTGGACACTACTACGAAGTCTGCAAAGAAAGCGCTGGCAGCATTCGACGAACTGAATGTGTTAAGTGATCAAGGAGGATCTACAGCAGGTGGAGGAGAACTGACCGGTAAGGATGCTTTTGAAGAGGCTACGATAGATCCGAAAATGGTGGAACTTCTGGAAAAAGCCAAGAAGTTGCTGGAAATTATAAAGCCATTAGCGATTGCGATAGGAATTGCGCTGCTTGCATGGCGCATAGCAGGATTGCTGAAAGATCTTGGCGGACTTGCACCATATCTGTCTACGGCTCTCGGATTGATTATGCTGATCGCCGGGGCAGCATTGATGGTATACAACTATGTAAAAATGTGGAAAGACGGTGTGGACTGGGAAGGTATTGTAGGATATGTCTCTGGACTGGCACTGGCAGTGACCGGATTACTGATATTATTCGGGCCGGTAGCCGCAGGAATTGGGCTGATTGTCGGAGGAGCAGCCGGTCTGATACTGGCACTGAAGGATATCACAGAAAACGGTTTGAATGCAAAGAATATGACATTGTTGCTGATCTCTGTCGGTGCGATACTGGCCGGGGTGTTTATTACGTTAGGTGGGGCAGCGGCAGTTGTCGTAGGAGCCGTTATGGCGGTGATTGCAGCAATCGCAGGAGTTGTTGTATGGGCTGGCAACGGAGAGGAGGCTCTTGCGACGCTTAAAGATATGCTTGGCAAGTTGGGAACCTTTGTAAAGAGTGTATTTGCAGGGGACTGGAAGAGTGCGTTTGATGCAATTATAGGATTTGCAAAGGATGCTGTGAATATGGGAAATATCATAGCAGAATCTTTTGCAAATGGATTCATAAAAGCTATCAATTTTATTATTGACGCTATTAATTCGCTGAGCATTGACATCCCAGACTGGGTACCATTTGGATGGGGTGGAAAGAAATGGAGCCCTAACATTCCAAACTGGAATGCACAAGTATCACTTCCCCGCCTGGCCAACGGTGCAGTGATTCAGGGCGGGAAGCCATTTACGGCAATTCTCGGAGATCAGCCCAGAGGGCAGACCAACATCGAGACACCATTGGCTACTATGATTGAAGCATTTAAGCAGGCACAGGCGGAAAATGGTGGTGGAAATTATACGTTTGTGGCGCAACTGGATGGAAAGGAAATCTTCCGTGAGACGGTACGGCAGGATAGGATGTACCAGAATACACATGGACAGAGTGCATTTATTTAGGAAGGAGGGAGAACAATGCAGAAATTTGGAGGATGGTTAATTAAGTTTGGGGACGTTGTTCTCCCCAACTCCTTCTTATTGGCGGATGGTTGGGAAAGTACTCCGAATCAGCGTGTGGAGATAGATGCCTACAGAGATGCCAATATTCTGCTGCACCGGGAGACATCACCAAATTTTAAAACGAAACTGACTCTGAATATTAGAGAGATGAATCTGGAAGAGAGAAGAGCGTGGAACAATATCATTGGGCTTGCGGAGCTTCCTCAGACGGAGAAGAATCAGAGAAGAGTCAGGTGTACCTATTGGAATGATGAGACACTGGAGTATTCTGCCGGGATCTTTTATATGTCAGACACGACTTACAGCATCCATACGTTGTCCGAGCAGGAGCGTGACATAGACTACAACGATTTTAAGGTTACGTTGGTGGAGTATTAAGCATGAACAAGAGTATACGGCAGATGTTCTACGATGACTCTGTCGATAAACAGTTAATAATTACATATCAGGGATCCGGTACTACTCTGGACAATGCGGAGTTCCAACTAGAGACGATGACCGTGACAGAGTCAATCTGCGATGAACAGGAACTACGGTTTGGCTGCTGCGTGGCCTCTTCCTTTGAAATCACTGTGTTAGACACTGTGGAATCGTTCAAAGGAAATACCATGAATGTGTCAGTACGGTTGGATGGTGCTCTGAAAGATTATCAGATTGGGAAGTACAAGGTATATTCGGACAAGCCTACTGCGGATCGCCGGTACCGGCAGATAACCGCATATGATGCTCTTTATGACATTCTTAATGCTGAGACCTCTAAATGGTACAACAGCCTTGCTTTTCCCATGACACTTCGCCAGTTCCGCGATAGCTTCTGTGCTTACTTTGGCGTTGAACAGGAAGAAATTACTCTGATCAATGATGGTATGAACGTAGAGAAGACTATAGATCCGCAGGAACTGTCCGGAAAGACCGTAATAGAATCCATCTGCGAGATTAATGGTTGTTTTGGACATATCACCAGAAATGGTAAGCTGCGATATGTAATCTTGAAACAGATGATTGAGGGACTGTACCCGGCGGATGATCTGTATCCAGCAGATGACCTTTATCCTGCGGATCCGGTGGGAACCACAGAGGTGTCCCGGAGCAATTATATCTCCTGCCAATATGAGGATTTCATAGTTCAGCACATTGATAAGTTACAGATTCGCCAGGAAGAGAACGACATCGGGGCAATCTCCGGTACCGGGAATAACTGTTATATCATTGAGGATAACTTTTTGGTATATGGCAAGTCTGCGGCAGAACTGCAGACCATCGCAGACAACGTCCTCAGCGTGATTGGAGTGGTCTGGTATCGGCCAGCGCAGGTGGAAGCCCGTGGCAATCCCTGTCTGGAGGTAGGAGACGGTATCCTGCTGTATACCTCCCGGGAGACCATCTATACCTACATCCTGCAGCGCACATTAAAAGGCATACAGGCACTTCGTGACAGCTATACGGCGGAGGGCGAGGAATACAGGACCGGACAGGTCAATGGACTGCAGAAGCAGATTATCCAGTTAAAGGGAAAAACCAACACACTGACTAGGACGGTGGATGAAACTCGTCTGGAAATGAAAGATATCAACCAGAATCTGTCCACGCAGATCAGCATCAATGCACAGCAGATACTTACCAAGGTATCCAAGGACAATATCGTATCTGAGATCAATCAGACGGCGGAGAGCATAAAAATCAAAGCCGAAAGGATAGATTTGGTTGGTATCGTCAATGCAGATGAAATGGTAGTAAAATATGCGACCATTGAGAACTTGAATATAACCAAATTGGAGTTAAACAACCTGATTGCTACCAAGGCGACTATTGATTCACTGAATGCTGTCAGTGGCCGCGTGGGGAGCCTGGAAGCAGATCATGTGACTACATCTGATCTGTCAGCTGTATCAGCCCGTCTGAGCAACGTGGAAGCCAACTATATCAGCGCCAGCACTGTAAAGGCAGACTACATGGAGGTATCCAACTGGACATCCTCTGGGGTGATTAAAGCGGACAGAATCAGCGCTGCGACTATCGTAAATAAGCTATCAAGCGTTGATCTGGTCAGCGTAAGAGCAATGGGTGTCAGCGGGTACATGAATTATAAAGGTACAGTAGTTGCGTGGAGAACAAAAACCATTAGTGGGACTGTTATAACTTATTTGGGACCGGAGGATTAAGAGATATGAGCAATTTAGAAATCAAGGAATTTAGTCAGGCAATCGCAAATTTTGTAGAAGCATCTCCGTTGCCGGAGGAAGTTAAGCGCATGGCATTGCAGGAGAATTTGGCACGACAGGAACAGAAAGCCAGGGATGCATTGATGGCAGAGATTGCGGCCAGGGATGCTGCCGAGGTTGCAAAACAGGAGGTGAAGCAGGATGCAGAGAGCGTATGACTGGGAAGAGGATTACTGGGAGAATAAACCATCTATCAAAACAGCATTAAATAAGACCAACATGGACAAGCTAAGTAATGCGACTCGCATTATTGACGAGCGTGTGATTACACTGGATCTGACTAAGCTGTCAACTACAGAGGCTAATGGGATGATCACGGGAATTACCATTAATCAGGATAATGGCGATATTACGATTACGTATTATTCTGGAGCAACCAAGGTATTACATACCCTGATGGCACAGATTGCCATCAACTTCGGCTATGATCCGGTTACCGAGCAGCTTATTATCTACTTAAAAGATGGAACAGAACAGTACATAGATATGTCTGCACTCATCACGCAGTTTGAGTTTTTAGACTCGGATACCATTTATTGGACCATTGGGGAAGATGGCAAGGTAAAAGCAGATATAAAGAAAGGGAGTATTACGGCGGATAAGCTGCAGCCAGATTACCTGGCAGACATTACGGTACAAGCGGAAACAGCCAAACAGCAGGCCACAGCATCTGCAGCATCCGCAGCGCAGGCAAAGATAGATGCAGACCGGGCGGAGACCTACGCCAGCATCACAGAACCTAAATTTTATTTAGACGAAACCACGATGAACCTTTATATGAAGGATGGCGTGGGTGTGGATTTTGTAACTGACGACAACGTACTGTACTGGAAAGTAGCATAAGGAGGAGTGAAGAGTGAAAAATAAAGTAGATTTTTGGGCGCACTTATATAAGGGTTCATAAAAC